CAAGGTTGGGTTCCACAAGACGAGTGGCAGGGTGACCCCGATAAATGGCGTCCTGCTAAAGAATACGTAGATCGAGGTGAATTACTTCGACGTATTGAAGGCCAAAGCAAGAGCCTAAAAGAAACTCAGGCTGCTCTCAAACAACTAGCAGACATGCATAAAAAAGTACGTGAAGTTGAATACAACCGCGCACTTACCGATCTAAAATCTCAGAAAAAAGCCGCTATGGTTGAGGGAGATCTAATGCGTGTAGCTGAAGTTGAAGAAAGCATTGATTACTTAAAAGAACAACAACAGATTGTTAATCAAGATCCCGTTATCCCTGAAGTATCCCACACCCCACAAGCACTAGTTGCTTGGGAAGGTGATAATAGGTGGTACAAGTCTGATCGAGCTATGACTGCATTTGCAAATGACCTTGCAGCAGAGCTTCGTGGTCAGGGCTACGGTCTAGAACAAGCTTTGAAAGAAATTGATAAGCAAGTTCGGGTTGAGTTTCCACACAAATTCCGAAACACCAGTAAACCCACGGCTTCGTCTGTGGAAGGTGCTTCAAAACCCAGGAAGTCCTCAGAGGCAATTGAATTGTCCGAAGAGCAGCGCCGAGTGGCGCGGAAGTTTATTCAGATGGGCGCGTTCAAGAATGAACAAGAATATCTTGACCAGCTTAAATCTATTAGTTAAGGATAACTAGAATGAGTGAAAAAGAAACAATCGCTAAAAGCCCGAGTGGGCGTGTAACGCGAACGCCTGTAGGACGTCGCAATCGGTTAACAGTCACAAACAAAGACGCTGGTTTTCACTACCGGTTTGTCAATGATACTAATGACAACGTACTTCGTTACCAAGAAGCTGGTTACGAATTTGTACCTGACAGTAAGCATACGGTCGGAGATAAGCGTGTTAATCTAGCTACTTCTGAAGGTAGTATTAAACAAATCTCCGTAGGTGGGGACACTAAAGCTTTTCTAATGCGTATTCCTAATGATATTTATCAAGAAAACCAAAAAGAAAAGCAGACTCGTGTTGACCAACTAGAGGAAGATACTAAACGAACTGCTCTAACTGGTACTTATGGTAAACTTGAGACTTCTCGAAGTTAAACTAAATAGTGCCATTAGAATTTATGGAGAAAACTAATGGCAAGTGTGTCTCGCCTTAACGGGTTTAAACCTGTTAAATTTATTACTGGTGCGCCCTATACCGGCGCTGCCAATGTGTATTTTGTCCCTTCGTCTGATTCCACCGTAATTATGGTGGGTGATCTGGTGAAGCTTGCTGGTGGCGCTCGTGATGCCACTGGTGTACCTACGGTAACTCGTGCTACTGCATCTGATGCGGTTGTAGGTGTGGTGGTGGGTATTTTGTTTAGTGGTGTGGGTGATGCTCAAAACATTCCTCCTGTCACTGACCTGAATCCTCCTGTCTATCGTCGGGCATCTACGGATCGCTATCTGCTTATTGCAGATGATCCTAATCTTGTGCTTCGTGGACAACTCTCGGCTGCTGGCTCCTATGCGGCTGCTGACATGAGTTTGAACGTAAACTACCGTGCTACGGCTGGTAATACCTCTACGGGATCTTCGGGTTTCGATGTGGATATTTCCACTAAAGCAGCGACTGCCACGCTTCCTTTGAAGTTGTTTGGTGTTCCAAACGATCCCCAAAACGTAGTTGGTGACGCTTTCCTTGATGTGTATGTTACTATTAACAACCATCAATATAAGAGTGGCACTGGTACTGCTGGTGTTTAATTTTAAGGAGTAATTTATGGCTGTTATGAATACTGGTAGTTTTGCAAAACTCCTGTGGCCCGGCTTGAATGCCATCTACGGTAAAGCGTACTCTGAGTACCCTGTAGAATATACGAAGTTGTTTGAAACCTTTAAATCTAGCAAAGCTTTTGAAGAGGATCTCGGTCTTTCTTCTTTTGGCTTGGCTGTTCAAAAAGGTGAAGGGCAACCAATCACTTATGACAACGAACGTCAAGGCTTTGTAACTCGTTATCAACACCTTGTCTACGCTCTCGGCTTTATCATCACGCAAGAGATGATGGATGACGATCAGTACGATGTGGTTGGTCAGCGTAAAGCACAATCGCTTGCATATTCTATGCGTCAAACCAAGGAGATCTTTGGTGCTAACGTGTATAATCGTGCATTTAACGGTTCCTTTACCGGCGGTGACGGTGTTAGTCTAATTAACGCTTCGCATCCTTTGGTTGCTGGTGGTACGTTCTCTAACCAGATCGCTACTGCTGCTGACCTTTCGGAAGCTTCGCTTGAGCAGGCTTGTATTGATATTGCTGGCTTCACGAATGATCGTGGTCTTTTGATCGCTGTTCGTCCGAAGAGTCTCATTATCCCACGTCAGCAAATCTTTGAAGCACAACGTATCCTGAAAACGGATGGTCGTGTTGGCACTGATGCTAATGACTTGAATGCAATTAAGACGATGGGCATGATCCCTGAGATTGTTGCTAACCATTATCTGACTGATGAAGATGCATGGTTCATTCGTACTGACGTTCCTCACGGAATGAAGTGGTTTGAGCGTAAAGCTGATTCGTTCGATATGGACAATGATTTTGATACGTCTAACGCTAAGTTTAAGGCTTCTATGCGTTTCTCTGCTGGTTGGACTGATCCTCGTGGTCTTTACGGCTCTGCTGGCGCTTGATGATTAAATAACAATACCCGCCTTAATCGGCGGGTTTTTTTGAAAGGTTATTATGATTCAATACCCAGATCCTAAAATCACAGCTACTAGCAACGTTAAACAGCCCTTGGTAACCTCGGTGGTTGTTAAAAACGCAGATAGTACTACGACAACGGACAAAGCAATTCTTCCTGCTGGTGCCACTATTCTAAAGATTGATGTGATTGTGCCCACTGGCACAGCTACAGCTACTCTTTCGGTAGGTGTCAAAGGAGTTTCTGCAACTCGATTTATTAACGCTACCTCGGTAGCAACTGCTGGTCAATTGGCTCCTGCTGTTTCTAATATTGGAAACCAAGGGACTGCCGATCGGATTATCACCACGACTGTAGGCACTGCCGCAGTTACCTCTGATATTTACGTAAATATCTGGTACGTTCGATAATTAGCAGCCCCCTAGTGGGGCTGTTAGTCTTTAAGGAAAAATAATGCGCCCACAAACAGTCTCCGTTACCGGGGTAGGTACTTCTGCATGGATTCCAGTAAACACAAAACAAACCCCTTTTAACGTAAGTCTTGGGGCAGTTGTTGATGGTACAGTTACTTATACAATCCAACACACATTTGACAATGTACTTAATCCGGCAGTTACTAGTCCCACGGCTTTTGACAACACAGGTTTGACCGGACAAACCGCGAATAAAGATGGCAACTATGCTTTTCCAGTTGCTGCTGTACGAATTAATATTACTGCTGGTACTGGCACAGTAACTCTTACTATTCTCCAAGGAATTTAATATGAATTTTCAAGCTATTGAAGCCTTCCTAGAGCTAGTACAAAATCCTGATAAATATAAAAAGATGTTGGCTTCTCTTAAAGAACAACATGATACAGTACTTGCTGCAATTGAGTTAACTGCTCCTGCTAAAGATATTCCAGAACTACACAAAAAAGCTTCTGAAGCAGTAGATAAAGCTAAAGCAGAAGCAGACACTATTGTTAAATTTGCTAATGCTGAAGCAGAAGGTATTGTTGCTAAAGCTAACGATCTTCTGCAAAAAGCTCAAAAAGAACAAGATGCTGTTGTAGCAACTAGTGCAGAAACTAAACAAGTAAACACAGAAGCTAAAAAAGCTTTGGCTGAGGTGAAAGAGCGTGAACGTAAACTAGCTGCTGATGAACAAGCAGTTAAAGACCAACAAGCTCAACTACATGCTTCCCAAAAAGAAGTATCTGAAAAACTGGCAAAACTACAAGAGGTTTTAAAGTAACATGATATCTGTGGCAGATGGGGTATCCGCTACCCTAGTACAAATTTCAGTATTTAGATCTGCTACTCAACCTGTTCCTAATAAGACAGGAGATTTGTGGATTGATATTTCAGGTGGCACTCCAGTATACTACTATTGTTCCAACATGTCTCCAATTACTTTTCTTCCACTTGATAGTGGCGGAGGTGGTGGAGAACCTTCGGATGGAGACAAAGGTGATATTACTGTCACTAGCTCAGGCTTAGTCTGGACAATTGACAATGGGGTTGTTGGGACAGCAAAACTTGGTGGAGATATTACTGTTGCTGGTAAAGCCTTATTAGATGATGCAGACGCTTCTGCCCAAAGAACTACTCTGGGATTAGGGACTGCTGCTACAGCTAATACAGGTGATTTTGCTGCTGCTGTGCATACCCACACATTAGCTAATGTAACTGATGTTACAATGACTGTAGCAAACCTCAATTCACTAGATGATGGGGTAAACAGTTCTCTACACTTTCATGATACTGATCGTGCTAGAGCTAATCATACTGGCACACAAACAGCAAGTACAATTTCTGATTTTGATACTTCTGCTGATGCTAGGATTGCTGCTGCTGTAGGAGTTACTGTAGCTTCCCAAGCCCACGTAGGCTCTGGAGGTACTGCCCACAGTAATGCCACAACTTCTGTAGCCGGATTTATGTCCTCTACAGATAAAACTAAACTAGATGGTATTGCTGCTGGTGCTGAAGTTAATGTAAACGCTGATTGGAATGCAGTTTCTGGAGATGCCCAGATACTTAATAAACCTACTGTTCCTACATTAACTAGTCAGTTAACAAATGATTCTGGATTTATTAGTTCTACTTCTGGAGATTGGTCTGGTACTTTTGATGGGCAGGAAGGGACTTATTATTTAGCTAGGGCTAACCATACTGGTTCCCAATTACTATCAACTATTAGCGATGTTACAATCACATCGACTAACTTAAATACTTTAGACGATGGGTTGAACACCACATTACATTTTCACGATTCTGACAGAAGTAGAAGTAATCATACTGGAACACAACTGTCTTCTACCGTCTCTGATTTTTCAGAAGCTGTGGATGATAGAGTAAATTCTTTGTTAGTCGCTGGTTCCAATATTACTCTTACTTATGATGATCCTACTAACACCTTAACTATTGCAAGCGCGGGAGGTGGAGGTGGTGTCTCTGACGGGGATAAAGGGGACATAACTGTTTCCGGCTCTGGAGCAACGTGGACGATAGACAGCGGAGCGGTTACATTAGCCAAACAAGCTAATCTAGCTGCAAACAGTATTCAAGGAAACAATACAGGTTCTCCTGCTACTCCCTTAGCATTGACAGGAACTCAGACTACTGCTATGCTAGATGAATTTACTTCTGCTTTAAAAGGACTGGCTCCTGCTAGTGGAGGAGGAACTTCTAATTTTTTACGCGCTGACGGTTCGTGGGCAGCTCCTGCTGGTGGGGGAGGTCTTTCTTTAGGACTAGTTGCTGCTTTACCTTACACACTTAGATAACTATGGCAAATAATAATCCAATTTTTACAGGTACTCCTATTAGTGCTTTTGGCACAGCAGTTACAGCAGCAAATACCGCAATGGATGGTACTGGAACAGTAACCACTATCTTCACAGCAGACGCTACTAATGGAGGTTTCTGCGGTCTTATTAAACTAAAACCTCTCGGAACTAACGTAGCAAGTGTAGCTAGATTTTTTATAAATAATGGTTCAACCAACGCTACTGCTTCTAATAATGCACTAATTGCTGAAGTAACTTTGCCCGCAACAACATCTTCAGCTACATCAGCTCTAGTCGAACTCGGATACGCTTTAATGCAAGCGTTACAAGCCGGGTATAAGATTAATATGACTCTTGGAACAGCGGTAGCAGCAGGCTGGATTGCTTCTGTAGAAGCTGGTTCTTACACGGCATAAGGAAATTATTTATGTATTATAATCGTGTAAAAATGATTAATAGTGCCTCGAAAGAAGAATTTGTTCTTTGGCAAGTTATAGACGAGGGACAGGTTACAGGGTATGTAAATAAAGAAAATAAGCCTGTAAAACTTCCTCGCGTATATGAAATGGTAGTAGATGCAGATGCATTAGAGGTGATTGAATGATTTCAACCGATGCACGTCATCTAGTGATGGGGCCAAGGGAAATATGGATTCCGGGTTTAACAAATACAACAGGAGCCCCATCACCTTGGGTAACTGTACCCATCCCAAAAGAAGCAGTTATGGTACATTTCACTTTAATTGGGGGTGGTGGAGGTGGGGGTAGACCAAGAGTACTTGCCGCTGCTGGTGGAGGAGGTGGTGGAGGTACGGGTGCAGTAACTCATTGGCAAGTAGCCGCATCTTTACTTCCAAAGATGGTCTATGCGGCTCCTGGGTTTGGTGGACGAGGGGGTATCGCAGACAATCAAGGGGGTCTTAGCGGAATTTCTACCATTCTTGCGTGTGTTCCTACTAGCACATCTGATGGAATTTATGCAATAGCTAACCCTGGGTTTGGTGGTGCAGCTAATGGTGCTGCTGGTAGTCCTGGAGCAGTTTCTACAATAGCCTCTATGGAATTGGCTAGTTTGGGGACGTTTCAATCTTATGTAGGTATAGCAGGTTCTACTGGAACAGCTTTTAACGCAAACAACCTCACATTACCAGCGTCTTTGTTTATATCGGGTGGAACCGCTGGAGGGGGTTCTAGTGCTGGTACTGGTGGTCAAATAGCTGGATTTGCGGGTGTATTTCCTACTATTGCTGGAGGTGTTTCTGGAGATAATCCAGGAAATCATGGGATCCATCTAAAACATCC